ATAAAGGAGAGTGTATGTTTGAGATAGATAAGACTAATATGGATAGTATATTTCAAAAAGATAAATTAGAGGAGCAATTAACTTTACATAAGGTTTCAAGAGATCAATTATTAAGAGAAACTTTAGGTAAAAAAATTAAAGACTTTAATAATTGGAAAGTTAAATGGTCTAGGTTAATTAATAAAAAAAGTACCGATCCTCATAATTTTGGTTTATTAGAACTATCCGAATTATTTGCCGAATATTTTAATAAAAAAAGATATAATGGCTTACCTCATTTATCTTCTACTCATTTTATTACTAGAAGTTGTATTATAAAGGTCATTGGTGATTTTATGCAAAATGGTCAAATAAGAGAAAGAAAACTTAAAGAAATTTGGCCATTAAAAGTAAGTGAAAATTGGGTTAATCATTCAGCCGTTATAATTAAACAAGGTTATTTAAAAGGTGCCGTAAGATTTATTAAACCATTGGATTTAATAAGAACTGATGCCGATTATACATTTTCCATAGTAAGACAAAGAAAAACTAAAACACTTTATTATGGATGGTTAATTCCTCAATCTAATGGAAAATATAATGTTGAAGATGTATCGGCTATTTCTAATAAAAAAATAAACGATATTGTAACTAATATTGATATTGAATCTTCATCTAAAATTGAGGGTATTGCTTATCCTAAAGACAATCATTGGGTTATAAAACCTAAAAAATAATATTAGCAATAGATTATAATACTATTGCATTTTCTATATATTATCGTTATAAGTTTCTTATATGACGAATCGACCAAGACAAATTGGAGAATGTTATACAAAATTTGGCTTAAAACACACTTCTAAAAGCCAAAACACAATCCCTGACGATATCCGTTTCCGAAATTACATAGTCTTAACACCAAAAGAAAAAATGAATCTTCCATCTAATAGTTCATTTACAGGGGGTACTATTGCTCATGAGGTTGTGCAAATGGCTTTATGTGAAAATAAAACAATTGAGGAAATTTTAGAATGATTAAAAAGATACAAGAGAGAATAGATAATTTTAAAGGAACTGACGAAAAAGATAAAATTAAATTTGAGCATATTATCAAAAATATGGGTGCTATTTCAAGCAATCATTTAAAAAATATTGCAACTTTACCCAAGCAAAAATGGGAAGATGAAAAAGAATTTACACATTGGGATTCAAGAATTGCAACGTATTTTTTATGTTATGTAGATTTAATTGGAGAGACTCATTTTGGAGATATTAAAAATGTATTTGGAACATTAATTAAAACTAAAAATGGATTTTCATATACAAAAAAGAAAACACCGAAAGTACCGTTCCATAGCGATTGTTTGCAAATAGCTTTGTACTCTAAAGTCTTGCCAACACATACACCATTTTTAACTTATGCTAGTGATAGTGATTATACAATTTTCACCCCTGACAATTGCATAGAATTAAGTAAAGAAAATCTTGAACATTACTACGATGAATTAATTTTATATCAAAAATGTTGGGAAAAAAAATTAGAGTTAGCCGATGGAGATATAAAGACTCTGGCTCTACTTTGTAAGCCTGACTTTAGTGAAATTAGAAAAAATGGTTTTTGGTGGAAAGGCATAACCCCTGACATCATAGAAAGATTTAGAAGTTATTATGAGTAGTGAACAAGGAATTATAAAACCTTTACGCCAAAGAATTAAAGATTTGGAAGTAATTAATGATGCGCACCAAAAAAAGAATGGCCAATTAAGAGTAGAAATTCAAAATAAAAATAAAAAAATTGAAGAACTAGAAGAACAAATAACAAATCCAACAAAAAAATTGAGAGAGGTAGGACAACTATGAAAGAAAGAACTTTGAGAGACGCAATACAACAATTTAGGGATGGCATAGATGATAAAGATTATGCAAATTTAGGCGCTAAAGGAAAATACTTAACCGTAGGATATAGAATAAAATTTGTAAGAGAATATTTTGGTGAAAGAATAAGAATCATTACCGATAGTTTTGATCTACCTAATGGATCACATAAATTTAAAACAGAAATCTATTTAGACGATAAAATTGTGGCTACAGGATTATCAAAGCAAATGAAAAATGCCGATAAAGAATTTGAGAAACAGTCCACAGTTTCTTGTGGTAGAGCATTAAGTTTTATGGGTATGTTTGGTGATGAAATCGCCACAGCCGAAGAAATGGAAGATTTTTTAAAACCACAAAAAAAAGAAACAAAACAAGTTACTCAAGTTAAAAAAGAAGTAGTTAATAAAAAAATTAACACTCAAGAATTTGCTAAAGAATGGATAGAGAAGTTAAAAAAACAAGCCGAACTATCTCCAACTGTAAATAAATTTGAACAAGGGATTCAAGTTTTAGGTAAAGAGTACAAAGAAGAATTAGATCAACTTTATAGCGATCCTATTGAGGATGTGAGAGTTGCTAATGAATACAACAAATTAAAATCACAAATACAAACTAGGAAATCAAATGGCAGATAATAAATACGATAATCAAATCGCACTCTGGAAAAGACAACCAAGAGAAACCGATAAAGCTGGAACTAAATATCCTCACTACACTGGCAAAGCCACAATAGGAGGAGAGCCAAAACAAGCTGCAGCATGGTTAAATACCGATAAAACTAAAGACACTCAACCTGACATAAGTATTAAGTTAAGTGATCCCCATACTAAAGAGGAGATTCCTTTTTAATGGAAAGCGTTAATCCTGATCATTATAAAAAATCCATTCAAACTTGCGATGCTATTTTAAGTCAACAAACTCATGAAGAAAATATTGGTTACTTAAAGGGTGCTGGTTTAAAGCACCTTTTTCGTTTTGGTCAAAAACATGGAACTTCAATAGATAGTATCATTATGGATTTAGAAAAGTGTCTTTGGTATTTAAAAAAATTATTAAATTATCTAAAGGCTCTTAAAGAAGATGGTAACGATATTAAACAAACACAAGAAAACGTAACAAACTTATTTAAGGAAAAAGAATGAAGAATGGACATATATATTTATCGGCTATCAAGCTTGATGTTCTTAAATTTATTAAAAAATTTATTAAGGAACATGAATATAGCCCAACGTACCTAGAGATTGGGCGCAAATTTAAATTTTCTAGGGCTAGAGCTGGTGCGATTATATCGGAACTCTATAAGTTAAACTTGATTAGCAAAAGCGATCAAGCGCAACGAAATATTGAATTAAGCGATGATCAATTAGAAAAAATATCAATGCTTAAAGTTAATAAAAGTTATTCAACAATGGATTTTAGAAGATGAGTGATGAAGTAATTAAAGAAAGTTTTTATGAAATTCAAACAAAGTTTGAAGAAGAATTTGATAACACAGAATTAGCTGTGAAATCAGATAGGCCAAGTGAGTCGGCCAAAATAGATGTTTTGGATATTAAGTTTGAAAAATCCAAAATAACAAAAAAAAATAAGGAGCAACATGAATCCAAAGAAAATATTGGAACTAAAGCTTCAGCAGGAAAGGACAGCTCAAAAGATGCACAAGCACAAAAGTAATTTTGAGAAATGTAAAAATAAGATTGCTGAAATTAGTTCTAAAATTTTTGAAGAAGAATCAAAAAGAGAATTTAGAATTAGTTCTTAATTAGATTTTTCGCATGAATACTAGAAGTTGAAATAAACTTAATAGGGATCATATGCTCTAAAAAAAGGAGAGGAAGAATGGAAAAAAGAAAATATAAAATAAAATCAAAAACGCCTTTAGATGTAGAGATTAATAAAATCATTGGAAATAAAATTAAAGAAGCAAGACACAATAGAGAAATATTAATTCATGTTCCAGAAACGTCTACTACTACTAGCCATACAATTAAAAGGAATAAACTTTGTACCCAATCCGAACTAGCAAAATCAATTGGAGTTACGTTTCAACAGATTCAGAAGTATGAGAGAGGCCAAAATGGAACATCAATTATAAGACTCTTACAAATTAGTAATTTTTTTAATTTGCCATTAACTTATTTTACAAATGGCGTAACAAAATTGATAGGTCAAGTTAAGCCACCTATTAATAATTCCTCAACTATTGCTCCCTCTTTAGTTGCTAACAAAGAGGAATTGAATATGAGTGTTTAACATTAAATGTGAAGAACAATTATTGTTCTTAATTTTGTTGTGAAATATGAGAGGGGATTTAAAAGTTCCCTCTCTTTTTTTTTATGTATTTTGTAATTTGGAAACCTAAAGATAAATTTACTAGCTTTAGTAATAATATATTTTCTTTAGAAAAAGACGCTAGAGAATTTGCTAGAAAAAGTATTAAACGAAAAATTGAATGGGATGTAGTTCTCTATAATTCAGAGAACTACGATAAGTATTGGTATAAATAATTATTTAAGACCAAGTATATTTTGTTTCACCTAAAGTATTTCTCATTTTATCAATTATATGTGATCCAATAGAATTTCCACTTTCAATTCTTTGAAGTGATCTCAAACCTATATTTAAAAATTTACTAAATTGTTTTTGATTCATATTTAAATATTTTCTTAAATAAATTAATTGGTCTTTATCAACATATTTAATAAAACCATCTTCAAAAGGTGTATGATAAGTATTTATAAAAAAACCTTTATAACTAAACATACCCCACTTAATTAAAGGTGGTATATCACCTATATAATTTTTATTTTCTTTTTTTTCTATATTATAAAATGTCATTTTCTCTCTCCTTATTTCCAATTAAAGTGTTTGTTTTGATAATCTACATTCTCAACTTCTTTCTCACTCTTGAGATATAAAGCTATGTAGTTTTCTTGAACAAAATCTATTGACTTATCTCCAAGTGCTTTGGCCAAATCAATAGCGTTCTTATATTTAGAAGTATAAGCCCAAAAACTAGCCGTATAATGACGCCAGAAGTACCCTTTCCGTTTTTTTGGTAACGTAAGGCCTAATTTATTTAAACTCTTATCCATACCTCTAATAATGGCTTCTAGGCGTATTGGTGAGTTTGTTTTATCTAAAAATAAATGTTTTTGATCTTTTGGTAAGGTTTTAACATATTTATTAATTTCATCCCTTAAATCGTTAGAGATTACTAATTGTCTAAAACCATTATCAGTTTTTGGATCACCAATTTTTTTAGTACCACTCTTAACTGATTTATTAATATCAATAATTGGTGGTAAATTAGAACTAGCATCAAAGTTTAGCAAGTCATCAATAGTTAAACATCTAGCCTCACTAGGTCTTAAAGCGCACTCTAATAAAATTTTACATATTAATTGAACTTTATATCTAGGAATATTGTGGATTATATTTTTCATTAAATCCATGTTCCAATAATCAAAATCAATACGTTCTGGTTTTGTTCTACTTGTAACAACCATAGTCATCCAATTAACGTCTTTACAAATATTACGATTAATCTTTCTATTTGGTGGATCAACTTGGTTTTGTAAAATAGCTGATAACGTATTAAATATTTTTCTAATAGTTTTTGGCTCAAGAGCATCTTTTTTAGGTGTAAGATTATATCCACATTTTTCACATCTAATATCTTTACTAGAGTTTTGCTCATTACAACTAGGACATTCTTGAAATAATTTATCGGTTAGGTATTTAACAAAACCATTTATTTCTTTATCACCTATATTTCTAATATCTACATTATTAAAGTAAGGCAAAATGTGATTAGCATAAAAACTACCATAATCTCTTGCATGACCAACCTCTATTACACCCTCTCTTATTTTATATTTAAGTCTTTTTTGAAAAGACTTATAAGCCTCACTTAATGATACTTCATAAGTGCTAGTCTTTATAAAACCTATCTCTTTAATTATTGTTTGTGCTTTTTCTTTTACTTTAGCTTTATTTATTTTTGTAATTGCTAAAGGTTTATTATTTACACCTATATAGTTCCAACGCCAATACATTTTGACGTTACCTTTTTTATCTTTAATAGGTACTCTATTTAAATTTAACTCCATTTCTCTCTCCTTTTGTAAGTTATAACGATGTTATACATAGTATTAACACTATTATCAACAAATCATTTGACTTAAAAAGGCTTGATTTTCCAATCAATTGACTAAAATATAAAAAATTCACCATAAAAACTTATAAAAAACTTATAACTTTTAGTTGATTTTTTGATGATTCCTTGTATTTCGGACATAAAAAAAGAGCCAAAACGAATCTATTGAAATTCATTTTGGCTTTATATATAAGGTTTTTTTTACTGCCCTTGTAGCTCAGCTGGTAGAGCAATTGATTTGTAATCAATAGAGTATCAGTTATAGCACCTTTAAAATTAACACTTTCAAAGATACTTATAAAATACTTATTAAGTTCAAATTTTTTATTCATAGCATTGTGTTAATATACTTATAACACATTTATCATGAATGTAGAACTCTATAAGTTAGTCAATTGATTACCCACCACTATCCCATTTGATTAGATCAAATCATGATCAAAAGATCATATCCTATTCTAAAAATTCTTTTAAGTGTTGATTTTAGGTTTCACTTCTTCGTTACACATAAACTTAATGAAGATTTTGTTTTTATTAACATCTTCATAGCCTATTTCTTCTAGTTTAAGAATAGACTCTGTGTTTCCAGCTATCATACAAGAATAGCCATCAACAAATAAATCAGGGTATCTATAAGGTGGTAGGCAAGTATTTGATACACCAGAGCATAAGATTAAATTAAGTACAAAGTTCACTATTTTCTCTTAATCAAATCTGTAGCTTTCAATCCATACACACTAGCAATTACACCTACAAAAATTGTTTGGTACCAGAACGGAAGATTGCCAAAGTGTTCAAAGAACAAATTCATCTTTTCCATGTGTTTAGGGTTATCTGACCATACAGAAAAAGCTAACATACAGATCGGCAAACTGAGTAGCACCAAAATAAATTCGTCTTTCCAGTCTGAGTTTCTACTTTCTAAAAGTTTTCCTTGATATTCGGCTTGGCCATTGGCCATCTTTTCAGCATGGTGCATTTGAGCATCAGCCATTAACATTTTAGTCTTTTGTTTATTTTTATATATATGACTACCTGCTTGAACAGCTAGTTTGATTGCACTTAACCACATTATGATTGTACCTTTCCATCTTTCCACTTCATATCAGGTAATCCGTTCTCATACTTTTTACCATCATAAGTTAAAACTTGTTTTCTATTTGATCCAGTTTCATTATAAGAAACATGAATCCACCCTGCGTTTGCATCATCTTTTTTCCAGAACTCTAAAATAAGTTGATCAAAGTCCACATTGTTTTGAATCCAATAAGCTACTTGAATATTTGGTATTCCAGCTATTTCAAAATCTACTGCTTGGCCTTTTGCATGCTGACTTGTTTTTTTACTGCCGATTGCCTCACAGAGTTCCTCACTTCTATAACCAGAGGTAATAGTAATAGGTTTATCAAACTTGGCTCTAACTGGCTCAAGTATTTCATAACATACATTTTCTAAATTTTTAATGTCACCTGATCCAGGCTCATTACTTATGCCTTTTCTAGTGGCAGTCATAGATTTAGTAAATTCTTCTAACTTAAAGTGTTTTGATAGTTGCATATAGTATTAACATTTACAGGTTGAACAAGTGCATAATTCTTGATTATCGTTATGTAAATGTAATCCATCCGTACAATGACATTTACAATGACAATCTTTACACTTCTTTTTTTTTCTTTTTTTTTTAAGTTTAGGAAATATTAAATTCTCTATCATTCCTGCAAGATCATCAATATAACCAAAAAATTTTAATAAGAATTTATCAATTAAATTCATTTATTTTCTTTCTATTGTAAATTTTTTTACTTTTAATTATTTGTTTTTTAAAATGCTTGAGTTGTCTAGCAAAAGGATTTCGTTTCTTATTTGTTTTTTTCATTACTCTAAAATCAATTTTTTAATTGATTTTGAGCCATCTATATTAGTTTCTAATTCTGCCTTTGATTTAATACATCTATATTCAATATTATTTCCAGTATTTGTCCGATTAGCAATTCTTTTACCTTTAAGGCATGAACTTAAATCAGGTTGCAATCTTGCTTCTTTAATTTCATTGTTCACTAATAAAAGTAAAGCTATGACCATTTGTTCCATCAGTGATCTCCATTAAGTTTGCCAATATTTGTTCTAACGCTATCTTTTAGCTTTTCTATATCTACTAAAGCCTGTTCTAAATCTTTGCTAATAGAAGAAATCATGACTTTATTGTGCATCATGTCATCTACTCTAATTGTTAATTTTTCTACTTGAACTGCTAAATGTTCAATCAGCATAAATTGTTCTTGGTCTATCGGCTTTTGTGTACTTGCCTCAAGTAAATCTTGTTCCATTAATGCTTTAGAAGTTTCTAAATGTATTATCCTGGAGTTAATCTCTGCATAAGTCCAAACTGCTATTGCAATCGCACCAACTATCATTAACAAAGTTTTTAAATCTGTTTTAAAAGCTGTTTGTTCTGTAATCATAATGTGAATAATTAATTTTTGAATGAGCTGGTTTTATACAAAACGCTAATAGAGTCATAAGTATTATTAAAACTCCTGTAAAATAATAATTCATAACAAACCTCATTCATTAGCATGGTCAACCATTACAATTTTAATTCCTAATTTTTTTTGTTTGGCAGAAGGTATTCTCCAAATCTTACGCCTATAAGACTTGACATTTTTTCTGTACGTATTTGTTTTTATATCAACAAGTTCAATCTTCCCATCAGGGCTTACCAAAACCAGATCAAAAGGGCATTGTGGATTACATGACTGGGCTACCCAATAGCCTTGCCTTGTATAATCAGCTATACACTGATGTTCTCCAATAGTTCCTTTTTGATTTGTACTTAACTTATTAGGTTTGATATTAGATTGAGCAAGGTTGATAGACTTATCAATCCGACTGCCCATAATAATTTATAAATAGAGTTCACTTTAGCGTCTAAATGAGTCAAGTGATTATCTTTAATTACTGAAATTTTGTTATGAATTAATTTTATTTCACCTTGTAGCTTTATTATTTCTTGTGCGTTTTTTTGAGATTGAGTGGCCATTAATTATCCATTTCTTTTACATCATTTTTAATGTTTTCCAACTCATCTTCACTTATTAAACCTTCTTGAGCCATATAAGTCATTGATTGTAAAAAGTATCTTCTTGATAGACCTGGATTGTCTTGATACTTAATTCCTAAAGTTAATGCTTTAATTATTTTTGGTTTAGTAAATGCTTGTGCAACTACGGCTGGACCAATTAATATTCCTGCCCCTACTGTTCCAAAACCAGCACCTGCTGTTGTAGCAGCTCCTGCTAATTGGATAATGGCTCCAGATTGTTTCATTTGTACCATCATTCCACCTGGCAAACCACCTACTTTACTTTTTCTACCTTGAGCAAATTGTAAAGCATTTTGAAATTTTTTAAAATTTGCAATCTCTTTATTAGAAAACATAGCTTTAAAAGTTTCTTCTTTTTTAGTAAAATTAGCAAATAATTTACTAGCATCAATTTCAACACCAAATTGATCATTACTTTTTTGCGATCTTGACATTAAATCTTCTAAAAATTCACCTCTAATTTTATTTTTTAATAATGTTCTTTCACCTACATCTTTTATTCTTTTATCTAAAATTTCAAAAGTTCTTTTAATTAAAGTAGGTCTATCACCTGCAGCTATGATTGATTTATAAACAAGGTCAGGATCATTGTCTATTATCTTTTTAAATAAAGTATCATTAAAAACTTCAGCACCTTCTCTATAATGTTTATTTGCATCTTTTAACAATCCTTTAACAGAAGATGGTATAGGAGAATTTTCCATAGCATCAGTTATTTTTTCTCCAGCAATAGCTGATAACCTTCCTTTTTTCTTTCCTAAAGTTTCTGTAGTAAATGCTCTTGAAACTTCAAGATAATCACCTCTTAAAATATTTGCTCTTTTAAATGTTGTATAATTAGGCTCTGCCAATATTCCTTGTAAAAAAGTTTTTAAACCTGTTGATTCACTTTTTGCACCTAAATTAGCTAGTTCATTTCCAGCAAAAGTTTTTAAATCAGTTAAGTCAACTTGAAAATTGTTTGCAAATTTTTGACTAGATAAAGCGTCATCAACAGCTTTGTATTTTGCATTGGCCATTGATTTAAAAGCCTCAACATCTTTTGTTAATGTTTTTTGAAATAATTGACCTAAAGCACCATCACCAGCTTTAACTTTATACATTTTAACAAAATCATCTACACCTGATTGTGCAATAGTATTAGCACCTTCTTTAGCATATCTTAAAGCACCACCACCAAATAAACTACTTTCAGATATATTTTCTAATATATCAATCGTTTGTCCTTTTTGTAATAATCCTGGAGTTAATTGACCAACTTTAACTGCGTCTTTAACTTCTTGAGAATAAGATTTAGGATTAGCAAGAATTTTAGTTTTTTGTTCTTCAATAGTTTGTACTGCTTCATCAGCACCTTTAATTAATTTTTGATTTCTTGAAACAAGTTTTGTAATACCTTTTCCTATTACTTGACCAATACCTTCACCTGCTACGCCTGTTGCACCAGCTCTTAATAAATCAATACTAATATCTTTTGCAATTTTATTAAAATCATCTTCTGAATTAAATGTTGGATCAAAAGTTTGTGATACGGCTGCTCCTGTAGCCTCACCTAAACCTGCACCCATCATTCTTGTTGCAGCTTGTTGTAAAGCTGGTCTTACTAACATCGCAGCTCTAGCAACTGCCAATGGTGGAAACATAGCACCTGCAACACCACCAGTAATTTCTAAAGCTAATCTTCCAAATTCTTTTGAAGTTAAATAATCTTCTACTGCTTGTGATCTAGTGTTTGCTTCAGGAATTTCCATGTCATCAACAATTCTTCCATAAGCCCCTTGTTCTTTTCTTTGTTGTTCAACTGTTGGTAAAAAACTTCCATCTTTAGTTTCTTCAAGGCCTCTTGCTTTTAATTCTTGTAAAATATCATTACTTGATGACATTAAAGAATTTACATCAACATTTCTTTTTTGTAATTCTAGTAAGATTTGTTCTTCATCCATATTACTTTATTCCTTTTAATCTTTTATATTCTTCAATTAATTCTTCATTAGTCATTTTACTATAATCTTTTGCTTTACCCATTCCTCTAGGGCCAGTAAGATTATTGTTAGTTAAAACTTCACTTTGTCTAACAACTGATTTTGTATCATTAGGTAAAAAACTTTGCATATAAACATTTGTGTCAAAACCACCATCTTTAAGTATATTAGTATATGTGTTTTCTCTTTCTTTTTGTTCTTTTACAAAAGAAGGGAAAGAGTCATTCATAGCACTTTCTAAATCTTTTACTTTATCTTTTGAAAGTGTTGTTCCTCTTGTCCATTTAGGAATAATTGTTTTAATTTTTTCACCAACTGATCCTAGATTTTGTAAATTTTCAAACTCTGCTTCTCTAACTACTGATGTTGGATCAACAAATTTGTAGTATTGATAAACTAAAGTAAAATCATCTGCAGCTGTTCTATCTTTAAATTTTTTAGAAGTGTTGGCTAAAATTTGATCTCTTGAACTTTTTCTAGCATTAAAATTTTTACTTTCAGCTAAATATTGTTTTCTTATTTTTAAAGGGGTTGCTGATGGATCATTATTATTAATAATTGTATCACCACCACCAATAGCTGAAACTTTATTTCTTTTTTCATCTAATTGATAAGATTTATTAGGATTAAGTTTTCTATTAGCAACTTCTTCATCTGATAACATTCTAAAGCCACTTTTATCTACTTGAACATTTGGAAAAACTAATTCTCCTGTATCTTCATATCTTTGACGACCATCAGCACTTTTAACTATATTTCTTTTTTTTGGTGCAAAAGCCTTTTTAATTTGAGCAGCTTGTAAAACTGAATTTAATCCTGCTTGACCAATTCCTTGACCTTGCGATCCACCACTTAATAAACCTAAACCTATTAATAAATCTTCGTTCTCTAATAAACCTTTTAATATACTCATTAAATTAACCCCTGATCTTTAAGGTAATCTATAAAAAAAGGATTACCTGTTTTATTTGTTTGTGTAAATGGCGTATGGCCATTTCTATTTAATCCAAATTGATTGTCATTCATTGAATTTATTCTTGCACTTATATCTGTCTTTGCTTGATCATATCTTGCTAGAAGTCCAGCAGAAACTGTGTTTGTTTGATTATTATTAAAATATTTATTAACCATAGATTCTTGGGGGGTTGTATCACCAATTTCATAAGGTTTAGCAACTCTATCGTAAGCATCTTGCTCACTACCACCACCCTCTCTCATAGTAAATGTTTTTGAATGAGGATTGTAGTCCATTCCTGTCATATTTGCATATTGATTAGGTTGAAAAGTTTTCATTCTTTCTTGCCAATCCATTCCTTGAGATTGTCCTACTTTAGTTATTGTATTAAAGTCATTCATTAATTGATCGTAAGTTAATGGTGCACCCAATGATCCTGATGGTGATGCTTTTTCCATAAGACCTCCTAAAATACCTGGAGGATTCATTGTAACTGATTGAGGAACATATCCCTCAGCTTCCCATTTGGCTATAGTTTCAGGT